CTTATTTATCTGCATTTCAAACAAAAACCCTGATAGCCTTTTCTCATGCCTAGACCAGCGACACCACTTGAGCAGAAGCGCCTCACCGGAAACCCAGGTCAGCGCAAACTGCCATCAATCGAAGAAACCGTGCCTTTACAGGGCGGAAAGCGTCTTCCGCACCAGCCATTGAACTGGGCAGGTCAAATCCTGTGGGACAGGGTGTTCAACATGGCAAAGACTTGGGTAGCTGAGTCCGATGTTGAGTTGCTGCTCATCACCTGCAAGCAGCTAGATCGTCAAGTAGAGCTTGAAGCTGTGTGGCAGGAAGACAAGACCGACTTTCATGTCATGCGTCAGTTGCTTGAGCTAGAGAAGACAATCGTCTCTAACCTTGGACTTCTTGGCATGACCGTAGATGCTCGCTCCAGATTGGGGCTTGCAGAAATCAAGGCTCAGTCCGTGTTCGAGAAGTTGATGTCCGAGAGGCAGTAAATGTGGCCCCCAGCTTGGCTGACACCTGTTCCCGAGGACTCTATTGATCGTGGTGACGGGGATTTCATTATTCGCTTTGCAGATGCCTTCGGAACAATCACTAAAGACTCAGTTGCAGGAAGGGCTGGAGAAAAGCTAATCCTTCGTGAATGGCAAAAAGAGATTCTGCGTAATGTCTTTGCCCGTGATGAGGATGGAGGGCTTAGACACCGTGTATCACTCTTGGGTGTTGCCCGTAAGAACGGCAAAAGCGCCCTCGGCTCTATCATTGCTGCATTTGGGCTGATGGATGTCAAAACGCAAGGTGCAGAAATCTATTCAGTCGCAGCTGACCGCAACCAGGCTCGCATCGTCTTTGAAGACACTAAGCGCATGATTGCTAACTCAGAGCTGAACGACCATGTGAAGATTTACCGAGACTCAATCCTTGTCCCTGCTACCAACAATGTTTACCGAGTGCTGTCGGCTGATGCGCCCAGACATGAAGGTTTGTCCCCCACTATGGTGCTCTTCGATGAGCTTCACGCTCAGCCCAATCGCCAACTTTTTGATGTAATGTCGCTTGCGCAGGGCGCTAGAGGTAAAAACGCCACGATGATAGCCATTACCACCGCCGGAGTGAAGACCGAGGCTGCTTCAGGCAAGGACACCATCGCTTATGAGCTCTATCAGTACGGTCAGAAGGTCGTCAGGGGCGAAGTAGACGACCCAACCTTCTTCATGGCATGGTATGAGGCGCATGCGGAGGCAGATCACCGCCTAGAAAGCACTTGGAAGCTTGCAAACCCTGGTTATGGGGACATTTGCGCTGCTTCTGACTTCGAAAGTGCCGTTTTGAGGACTCCAGAGTCGGAATTTCGCACAAAACGCTGTAATCAGTGGGTTTCTAGCCAATCTTCATGGCTTCCAGCGGGCGCATGGGACAAATTAGGCGCAGAATTTGAAATTAGCGAGGATGAAGACTATGTTTTGGGCTTTGACGGCTCTTATGCGTCTGACTCCACCGCTTTAGTCGTTTGCACCATCCCAAAAGACGATGAATTGCCAAAAGTGAAGCTGGTGAGGACTTGGGAGAAGAACTTTGGCGTAGATGACGACTCTTGGCGGGTTCCAATGGATGAAGTCAAGAACGAAATCATCAATTACACGCAAAAATACCCCAGAGTGCGAGAAATCGCCTGTGACCCTTATCGCTGGGCATCAATGATGCAGGATCTTGATGAATTAGGTCTACCGATCGTTGAATACAAGACAAATCTGCTGAATCTGATGATTCCGGCAACCCAGAAGGTATTTGATGCTGTCGTGGAGGAGAAGCTGATTCACGATGGCAACCCTGCCCTATCAAGGCACATTGACAACTGCGTAATCAAAACTGACCACCGTGGACAAAGGGTTACAAAGGAACACAGCAACTCTAAGAAGAAGATTGACAACGCTATAGCCTTCATCATCGCCTACGACAGAGCAACAGTGGGTAGAATGGAAGAGATAGTGCCACAAGTATTTGTTTAGGCGGGCGTTTTGGGATTTTTAGATAAATTACTCGGTCGGGAAGAGCGAGCAGTAACCTTTCAGAGTATCTGGGGTTCTGGCGACTTCCTAGAGACCTCTTCGATGTCAGGGACATTCATTGACTCTCAGACCTCGCTACAGATCAATGCTGTTTACTCAGCAGTGTCTCTTATTTCTGACACAATCGCTACCCTTCCGGTTGACGCATACATCAGACGAGACGGCGCTCGCTTTGCGTTCCGCCCTCGCCCAGAGTGGGTGACGAAGCCAGATGTAGATACGACCAAAGAAGCCTTCTACGGTTCAATCATCGTTTCTTTGCTGCTAGACGGCAACGCATTTATCAGGGTCTACTCAAACGAGCGTGGCGAGGTTGTAAACCTCAATGTCCTCAACCCGCTGGATGTTGACATCAAGCGCAATGGTCTCGGACAGATCATGTTCAATGTCAAGGGTGAGGCTCGCCCGCTGAGCACCGATGAGTGCATCTTCATTCCAGACCTAGTACGCCCTGGACACATCAGGGGAATGTCTCGCACCGAGGCGCTGAAGGAAAACTTCGGTCTAGCTAAGGCTCTTGAGAACTACGCAGCTAAATTCTTCGGTTCAGGCACTCAGACAAGCGGTGTCCTAGAGTTCCCAGGAAACCTTACTGCCGACCAAGCCAAGCAAATGCAAGAAGCCTTTGACTCAAGACACCGAGGCTGGGGTAGGGCTCACAAGACTGCAATCATCTCCGGTGGGGCTAAGTATGTGCCTACTAATGTGCCGAATGATCAGGCTCAGTTCCTAGACTCACGCCGTATGGCTGTTGAGGATGTAGCTCGTGCTTTCAACATCCCTCCACACCTCATGGGGCTACCTGGCACTAACTCTTACGCCTCAGTCGAGCAGAACAACCTTGCATGGGTCACACACTGCCTCAGACCAATCGTTGAGAAGATTGAAGGGGCTTTCAACCCTCTAATGTCCCGCTACCCTGGTGGCGAGACTGCCTTCATCAAGTTCAACCTTGATGGACTACTCCGTGCAGACATAAACTCACGCATGAGTGCCTTCTCTACAGGGCTACAAGCGGGCTTCCTGACCATCAACGATGTTAGACGACTAGAAGACCTACAGCCGATTCTTGACCCGTCTGCGGACACCGTGCGTGTTCCTTTGGCAAATGTCAATGTTGAGGCAGCAGACCTTTCAGCACAGACCGAGCGTGTTGACATGGCTCAGAGATTGATTCAGGTGGGCTTTGATCCTGCGGATGTAATGGAAAAGCTGGGATTGCCTGCCATCGCTCACACTGGCAAGGATTCAGTCCAGCTACAACCTGATGCCGAGGCTCAGTAGTGCTTCAGCAGAATGTCTATACAATCGGAACAGCTGCCACCACGGTAGTCGCTCCGACATTAGACTCTGCTCGCTATGTTCTAAAGAACCTTGAGCCAGCAAACATCCTTGGGCAGTTCTCTAGAGTCGGTTACACCTACGCAGCTCACCGTTACTTCTCAATCGCCAACAACGAATCGGCAATCTTTAGCTTTACAACAGGAGCAGACGGAGCACAGTTCGACTTCTGGGAGTTTGACTCAAGCGGGTCGAGCGTCATCGCAGAGTTGATTGAAGGCGCAACGATTGTCACGACTGGATCAGCCATCCCAGGTTACAACCTAAATCGCAATGAGTCAGATGCACATGCGGCAACACTCCTAGCAGCAACATCGCTTACTGGGGGGACTGTCGTTTACAGCAACTATGTTGGGGCTTCAAATCAAGCAGCAGGTGGAGTGTCCTCCAACATGGTCGTAACACTTGAGCCAAGCACTCATTACGGACTCAGATTTAGAGATGTCGGCGGTAACGGCACAAACCTGCATGTTCTCATAGGCTGGGTAGAGAAGTTCAATGGGCTAAATGACATTTGGCTTGGCACGGTTGACGACTCTTATGTCCTAAGCGGTGGAGAAGAAGTTTCTATGTACCTACGACCACAAGAGATAGTCAACGCTACGGCGACCCGTGAAGGTTGCAAGTTGGCAGTTATGAGGCAGGACTGATGCCATACTTTATTACTGACGAACACCCAGAGTGCGGCAACTGGGCAACCGTAAAAGAAGACGGCGAGCTAGTTGCATGTCACGCTAACAAACAAGAGGCGATTGACCAGATGGTCGTCATCTCACTACAAGAGGAGCTAGAGCCAGGTGGTACTTATACCGGATCGTTCAGGTCTACCGAAGACCAATCAGAAGCCAGCAGTGAAGAAAGAGCAGCCCCAGGAACCCTCAGTATCGGAGACTTCGTTAGCTGGAACAGCTCAGGTGGCAGAGCCCGTGGCCAAATCGAAGAAATCGTTGAAGACGGCATCATCAATGTCCCCGACTCAAACTTCGAAGTAACTGGAACTGCGACAGACCCAGCTGCGCTCATAAGAATCTTTGAGCGTGTTGAAGGCGGATGGAGAGACACCGACACCCTAGTTGGTCACAAGTTCTCTACGCTAACTTCAATCGAGGCTCTAAACATTGTCGAGGATGATGACGACATGGAAGATGAGCGAGAAGTAAGAGATGTCAACCTAACCCCACCAGCCTACATGCGAGCAGCAGCCCGTCAGGGATTGCGCTACTACGAAGAAGGGCTTGGCGGAGATGGACTGGTTGAAAGAACTATCCGAGAAGCTAGAGCGATGGCTTCCGGTTCTGTTACTGCTGATAAGTGGGTTCGGATTCGGGCTTGGATTTCACGCCATCTTGTTGATCTGGACAGCCCTGCTGCGAATCCAAGTTCAGACGAGTACCCTAGCGCTGGTGTTGTAGCACATCTTTTGTGGGGCTCAGGCCCTTCAAAGAGGGCAGCACAACGAGCTTTGAGCTACGCCGAGGGTGTAGTTAGTAGAATTGAAGCAGAGAATGAAGGCAGAGCGAAAGGCGAAGCATTGTCAAAGATAGAGACTCGTGTAAACAACACGAAGTTCGATGTCCGTGAGGTTGGAGAGGGGATGCGGTTTAGCGGATACGCAGCAGTGTTCAACTCCCCGTCTGAGCCACTTCCATTCACCGAGCAGATTGCACCAGGGGCGTTCCGCAAGTCGCTCCGTGCTCGCAATGACATCAAGTTCCTCTGGAACCACGACACAGGCGAAATACTCGGTTCAACTCGTGCTGGAACCCTAACCCTAAAAGAAGACAATTATGGGCTCCGTGTTGAGGGCATGCTACCTAACACGACAAGAGGCCGTGATGTTGCTGAGCTATTGCGTAGAGGCGATGTAGACGCAATGAGCTTTGGATTCTCAGTCCCACAAGGCGGAGACTCTTGGAGCGCAGACGGCTCTATGAGAACCCTGAATTCAGTCAGACTCCATGAGATTTCATTAGTTGCCTTTCCGGCCTATTCTGCTACTGCTGGCACAGCCTCAGTTCGAGGACTAGACAAGGTGGCTACTCGTGCCGAGGTTGACGCAGATGCATTGGCTGACGCACTTCTAAAGATTGAAGATGGTCAGGAAATCAGCGCCGAAGAGAAGGAGATCCTCTCTAAGGTGCTAGACGAACTTTCCCCACGGGAAGAAGCACAGGAAGCTACTGAGTCGGAGCCAACTCCAGACGAAGGTATGCTTGCTCTCAAGAAGAAGAAGCTACAACTGCTATTGGACAGGATCTAACATGGCTACGAAAAAAGAAATCAAAGATGCGATACTCGCAGTAGCAGGTAACCCTGACTCGGGTGTCATCTATGACTACGCTGACCGCTTTGCTGAGGCAATTGCCGGACTAGACGCACCAGTCCCTTTCAAGGCTAACGCCGTGGATGGAGATGGTGATGGAATCGTGCAAGAAGGCACTCCCTTTGAGCGATCAGCTAAGGAAACCCGAGTAACCAAGCCAGCGGAAAAGCGATAAGCATTTAGCTGCCAAGCATCGGGTTACCCCGCAGGGTCTTATTCCTTTCTACCTGCGGGGTTTTCCTTTGCCTGTCCGAGTCCCTGTAAACTGTTTACATCGGATGTGAGTCAGCTCTGCCGTGTTCAGTTGAGCGTCAACGCCACTGGTATTCGTAAATAGAAACTATTAGGAGACTAAAATGTCTGAGTTCATCAAGACTCAGCAGGAGCTCCGTGCGAACCTTACCCTTCAGATCCAGGCTGCTCTGGATGAGGCTGAGGAGCGTGGCGGACTTGACGCTGAGACAACCGAAAAGGTCAACCGTATTGAGGCTGACATCCGCAAGGCTGACGAAGCTATTGCAATCGCACAGCGCAACGAAGAGCGCAAGGTAGAGGCTTCCGCAGCTGCTAAGGGCTTCATCCCAGCAGTATCAGAGGAGCGTTCATCCTCAGCTATCCTTCGTGAGATTGCTGCTACCCGTGGCGCACACACCTTTGAGCGCCGTACCCTAGTTCCATCGGACAACACCGTTCCAAAGACTTTCTTTGACGAGGTATTCGATGTAGCTCGCCTAGTTGGCCCAATGCTAGATGTTGGACAGAGAATCAACACCGCTTCCGGTGAAGACATCACTATCCCAACCTTGACCGCATACAGCACCGCAACCCTAAAGGCTGCTGGTTCTGCTATTGACGAGTCTGAGCCAACTTACAGCTCCATCACCCTTGGCGCTTACAAGTACGGTCTACTGATTCCAGTTGCTAACGAGCTAATCGCTGACGCTGGCTTCGACATCAGCTCTCACCTTGCTGAGCAGGCTGGTAACGGTCTTGGCTTCGCAGTCAACGCAGCTCTAACCACCGGATCTGGCTCCAACCAGCCAAACGGTGTTGTAACCGCTGCTGGCTCTGGCATCACGGGCGGCACTGGCGTAACAGGCGGTTTCTCGGCTGACAATCTAATAGATTTGCAGTACTCCCTAGACGGAGCTGCTCGCAGGCTTCCAGGTGTCGCTTACATGGCTGCTGGTGCAACTATCGGTGCAATGCGCAAGCTAAAGGATGACGCTGGCAACTACCTCTACCAGGTAAATGTCGGTCAGCCTGACTCCTTCGCTGGATACTCCGTAGTGGAGAACCCAGGAATGGCTGCTATCGGAACTGGCGCAAAGTCCGTTCTATTCGGTCACATGCCTTCATACAAGGTTCGTGTTGCTGGTGGTGTACAGGTCGCAACCTCGACCGACTACGCTTTCAACACCGACACCACTACCTTCCGTGTAATGATGCGTGTTGACGGTGACTTGACTCACGCAAGTCACATCAAGTACTTCGCTGGAGCTGCTAGCTAGTTCCACGAAATAAGCTGAGAGGCTGTCCGTTGTAGGTTGCGGGCAGCCTCTCTTTTTATTTGCTAGAGTTTTGACATGACCTACGAAAAACTAAAGGGCGCAGTCTCACTCGCCAGCAACTCTCCTGGTATGCCAACTGGATACGGCAATCAAGCAAAACTACTTTTAGAGCGGATGGTGCGACATGGCCTAGAGGTTGCCGCACTAAGCAACTATGGGCTTGAGGGCAGACCTAGCACTGTTACTCTTGGGGGCAAGAGCATCCCGCATTATCACAGGGGCCTTGATCTATACTCCCGTGACGCTATTCCTCACCATGTAAGTGATTTCACATCTAAGCACCCCGACCTCAAGCACATACTGTTTACTCTTTACGATGTTTGGGTTTACAACGACTTGAAGTACGAAGACGAAATCGTCTCTTGGGTTCCCATTGATCACCTTTCAGTGCCTCCTGGGGTGCTTCAGTTCCTAAAGAAGCCAAATGTAACGCCTGTCACAATGTCACCATTCGGTCAGAAGTCTTTAGAACAGCAAGGATTAGAAAGCGTCTACATTCCGCATGGGGTTGACACAAAAACCTACTATCACGACCCAATGTTTGAGGGTATGCACATGCGTGAGTACATGCAAGTACCAGATGATGCATTGCTAGTTGGAATGGTTGCTGCCAACAAGGCGAACGGTCAAATCCACAGGAAGGCTTATGCAGAGAACCTTCTGGCTTTTGCCATGCACCTAAAGAAGTATCCAAACAGCTACCTGTACATTCATAGCGAGCCAACTAAAGCCATGGGCGGTTTTGAGTTGTCAGTGTTGCTCAAGATGGTTGGTATCCCCAAGGAGAATGTCCTGTTCCCTGACATCTACGCCTACCGAAGTGGACTAGGGGAAAACTACATGAGAGCTGCTTACAGCGCCTTTGATGTGCTGCTCAGTACCTCCTACGGCGAGGGATTCGGCATCCCGACTGTAGAGGCTCAGGCGTGTGGTACGAGGGTCATAACGAGCAACTTTGCTGCCTCCGCTGACCTAGCCTCAGAAGACTCGTGGAAGATTGACGGACAGCCATTCTGGGATGAGGCACAAGCTTCGTTCTTCGCCATACCTTCGTTGAACAAGATTATCTTGGCCTTGGAAGAGGCTTACCACAATCGTGGTAAATCAGACAAGGCAATCGAATTTGCAAAGCAGTTTGATGTTGAGCATGTGTGGACTTGGCGCTGGCTTCCGTTCCTACGAGGCTTATTCAAGTGATTCCGGTATTAGGCTTTGCCACACTCAGCAAGTTCGACATGGCACAAAGGCTGGTTGACAGCATTGACTACCCAGTCGAACATCTTGTCGTAGTTGATAACTCTGGCAGGAAAGAGTTTGATCCGATAGTCAACCCGTTCTTGGTAAAAAACCTTTGGCTTATACAAGTGCCACACGGACTAGGTGCAAACGGGGCGTGGAATCTAATTATCAAGTCAACGCCATTTGCTCCCTACTGGGTAATACCAAATGATGATTCATGGTTTGAACCAGGTGCGCTAGAGATCATTGCTAATCAGGTAGACACTAAGGCGTTCAACTTCGTAAAGATTAGCCCTGCTTGGTCTTGTGTAGTGCCTACGGAGTATTCGGTCAGCAAAGCTGGGCTGTGGGATGAGGCATTTCACCCTATTTACTTTGATGATGACGACTATGAGTGGCGCATGCGAGAACTGGAAGTGCCCTTCAACACAATCAATGCCACGGTGCACCACAACAACAGCTCTACCCTAAAATCTGGGTATCAGGAAAGAAACGAAAAGACATTTAGAAGGAATCAATCGCTAGCTGCTAACAAGCGGGTTGCCAATGACCTCGGAGAGCGTGGATGGTCGTTAGACATCAGGAGAGAAAACGCATGGGACTAATCATTTACACCGGAGGCACATTCGACTTGCCACACAGCGGGCATGTGAACTTCCTAAATAAGTGCGCTGAGCTAGGGCAAGTTATTGTCTCGCTAAACACAGACGAGTTCATTGAGGCATACAAGGGCAAGCCTCCTGTCATGTCCTACGAGGAGCGCAGGGCTGTCCTAGAGGAGTTCAGGTGCGTTGCAAATGTAATCCCTAACATGTGGGGAGCAGACAGCAAACCAACCATTGAGAAGGTTCTGCCTGACATCATTGCCATCGGATCAGACTGGGCTCGCAAGGATTACTATAAGCAGATGCAGTTTGACCAAGACTGGCTAGACCAGCATGGCATCTCACTAATTTACATTCCCTACACCGAGGGCATCAGCTCAACAGAAATCAAACGCAGGCTTGCGGTAAAGTAGAGACATGGCTATTACCAATGGATACGCAACTCTGAATGATGTGAAGAACGCACTTCGCATCCCACTAGCCGACACCGTAGATGATACTCTGCTTGAGCTTTCGGTTGAAACTGCCTCACGCCAGATTGACGATCATTGCGAGCGTGTTTTCTACCAATCCGCAGGCGCAACTCGTGTTTTCATGCCTAGAGACTCTTACACCTGTGAGATTGATGATTTAGTTACTCTCACGACCCTAAAGTCCTCTACTGATGGCGATGGAACCTTTGACCGCACTTGGACATCTGTTTACTACCAGCTAGAACCACTCAACGGCATCGCAGGAGGCATTGTAAGCCCGAAGACGCTCATCAGGGCAGTAGATGACTACCTGTTCCCTGTTTACGGCGGAGAAGCGACTGTAGAGGTCACTGGGACATTCGGTTGGGCATCTGTGCCGACTGCAATCAAGTTTGCAACGATTTTGCTTGCTACTCGCCTATTCAAGCGCATGGATTCACCTCTAGGCGTGGCTGGCTTCGGTGACTTGGGCGTTGTGCGTGTCTCACGCATTGATCCTGACATTGATGCCCTGATTCAGCCATTCAAGAAGCTCAGGATGGCATAGTGGCTGACCTATCTGCTATCAGACAGGGTATTGCGACAAACCTGCTTACTGTTCCAGGGCTAAGGGCTCATGGAGAGCTTGTAGACAATCCAAACCCTCCTGTGGCTATGGTTGAGCTAGACAGCATTGACTATGACCAAGCCATGCAACAGGGTCTCACGATCTACAACTTCGTAATCACGCTGATAGTAGGCCGTGCTGCCGAAAGAGAACAGCAAAGAAAACTAGATCTATACCTACAGCCCACCGGAGAATACTCTGTCAAGGCTGGTGTAGAATCAGATAGAAGCTTGTCGGGAGAAGTTCAAGACCTTCGGGTAGTGAGTGCTGGCTCAACAGGTTCCATACAACTAAACGATCAAACCTATTTGGCGGCTGAATTCACAGTCACCGTCTATGCATAAGGAGAATCAAATTGTCAAAATTCGTTACTACAGGCACTAAGGTGTCTCTAAACGGCTCAGACATCTCCAGCTCATGTGCCCGTGCAGAGCTGGTGATCAACGCCGCTGAGGTAGATGTCACTGATTTCGGTTCGGAGGGCTGGACTGAGATTATCGGTGGCCTAAAGTCCGGTCAGGTCTCACTAGACTTCCACTCTGACTTTGGTGCAGGAGCAGTCTCAGCATTGTTCCAAGACCTAGTCGGAACCAACGGAACTGTTACGCTGATTGCAGCTAACGGAACTGCTGCATCGGCTACCACGCCGCTGTACACAATTCCTGTTATGTTCAACAGCTTCACCCCAGTCGCAGGCGCAGTCGGCGACCTCAGCACCTTCTCGGTTACTCTACCGACTTCTGGTGCTATCACCTACGCAACTGCATAAGGATAAAGAATGAGAATCAACCTACTTGTAACATTCGATGACGATTCAACTAAAGAGGTAGTGTGTAACGCTGCTGACCTAGTTGCTTTTGAAGAGAAGTTCAACATCTCAATCAGTGCAATCGGGGCCGAGACCAAGTTGAGCCACTTGCTTTACTTGGCTTGGCACTCCGAGAAGCGCACTAAGGGAACAACCGCAGACTTCAACACCTGGCTTGAGAATGTTCAGTCAATTGGAGACTCGGGTACTGACCCAAAATAAAAGGCTTGGGGGACTCCTCAGCTCATTGGTACATCGCAGGATTAGCCGTTGAGACAGGGATCGCTCCAAGCGTTCTTATGCAGGAATCTGAGCGCATGCTGTGGACTATGCATAGATGGCTTGTAAATAAGTCATTGCCTAGATAGTAGGAGACCGCCTCTCGGGGCGGTCTTTCTATTTGCGGGTAAACTTGTAACAGAAGTTAGGCGGTTCTCTTGGCTATCCCACAAGCATCAGTAGGCATGCGAGCGACCGTTAGCGCTACTCGGCTTGATCAAAGCAATGTCAGGATGGAAATTACTAACTGGCAGGAAATAATGAAGACTTTGGGAAAGCTTGACAGAGACTATGTAAAGCAACTCCGCAAGGACTTCAAGGCAATCGCTAAGCCAGTACAAGCAGAGATTCGAAAAGGCATCCCTACAAAGGCAAAGCCACCACTGCGCAACATGCGTCAGGTTCACTTCGGTCGCTTGGCATGGGGAACTACCTACGGCAACAAGCCAAAGCCAACTAGATCAGTATTGATTCAGTTGCCAAATGCTCGCTCAAAGAAGTTCAAGGGCGTAGATGCAGTGCCTATTACTCGCTTGCAGGTGCAGTCTGCTGCTGTCGTACTTGCAGACATGGCAGGTCGTAAGGGCTACAGCAAGGGTCGCAGGGGCTACACGCCTGAGTATGACTACATGTACACAATCAATGGTGTGAAAGTCCCAGGTAAGCGTAAGCACAAGGTCGTGCCCCTAGCGTTCGCCAAAGGTCTTGCTAAGGCTAAATACCTCAAGCAACGAGGAGCTTCAAGGTTTGTATGGCCTAGCGCTATGAAGGCATTGCCAGCAGCTCAAAGGCTAATGGATGAGAAAATTACAGCGGTAAACCGCAAGATCAGCATGGAACTGAAGGATAACTAATGGCAGGTAAAATCAATGTCCCTGTTGCAGTAGCGGTACAAGGTATTGCTAACGCACAAAAGCAGTTCCAGCAACTTGGTAAGAGCGTAGGCGGAGCAGGCAAGGCTGCGGGTGTTGCTGCTATCTCATTTGCCGGATTCCTAGCTGGTGTCAAGGCTGCCGACTTCACTATCTCCGCTATCGCTGGCGCTAGAGACCTGGAGCGAAACCTTGCTGGTCTAAAGACAGTATTCGATGAAGTAACGCCACAGATGACGCAGTTCTCCAAGGGAGCTGTTGACCTTGGTCTATCAATGTCTGAGGCAGCTAAGGCATCTACCTTTATTGGTTCGGTGCTGAAGCAATCTGGATTCTCAATTCAAGAGACCGCTGACCTTACAGAAGAACTAACCCGCCTAGCTACAGACCTATCCATCACCTATGGCTACGATGTGCAAGAAGCCCTGTTGGGTATGACTGCTCTGTTCCGTGGTGAGTATGACCCGATTGAGAAGTTCGGTGTTGCGATGAAGCAATCCGAAATCAACTCGGAGCTTATGGCGCAGGGACTAAACCACCTTGAAGGCGCTGAGCGTAGATTCGCAGAACAGCAAATCCGTGTAAACCTGTTGATGGAGAGATCAGCAGACGCTCAGGGAGCGATGGTTCGACAGTCTGGAACCCTTGCTGTTGAACAGCTAAAGCTTGCTGCCACCTTTGGCAATCTAAGGGATAGTGTCGCAGAGTCACTACTGCCCGTAATGACAGACCTGTCTGTGGTGCTTCGAGAGAGCCTTGTAGACATAGAGCCAGTCCTGAAGGAAGCCTTTGATGAGCTTGCCCCTGTTCTAAGGGATGTTGGTCAGACGCTTATTCCTGTATTCGGTGATGGTCTGCGCTTTGTCATTGAGCTAGTCAAGGAAATCGTGCAACTGGTGGGGGACATGTTCAACCCCACGACCGAGCTTGGTGAGTCTCTAGCCGCACTTGGACTGCAAATAGAGTCAATCTTCTACAGCATCACGGGCAACAAGCTAGAACTAGAAACAGTCTTCAACATCATTGCCGAGGTCATCAGGTTTATTACCGACCTAACACACGATGTCTTGTATGTAATTGAGAACACCATTATCGGTCTGAAGGTCTTGGGCGACATGGCATCAGCCTTCTTCACCGGAGACTGGGCAAGGCTGTTCTCAACCGACTGGGCTGGAATGATTGAGGGGCAGATCGCCTCTAAGGATGCTTTCAACGCTCAAATGCTTGCTGCTAAGCAGTTGAACTACGAGCTCAGCCAGATGGAGACCAACGCTCTAAAGGTCAAGGTTGCGGTAGATAGCGCTGCTGGCTGGTCTCTCTCAATGCTTCCAAAGTATTTGCAAGACTCTATCCGTGGCATTAGCGCTCCTAGCCTTACTGGCGGTGGCGGTGGTGCAGGCGACAGCACGGGCAAGAAAGAAGCAAAGGACTTTGTTGGCGACTTCTTCAAGGGCATCAGCGAGGAAGTAAAGAAGCAACAGGCTAGAATTCGGTTGCAAAATCTAGGGCTTTCTGAGTCGCTAGTAGAGCAAATTCTTGGCTCCCAGGGCTGGGAAGGCATCTTCAAGAAGGTCATCGCCTCTGGTGTAGACGGGCTGAAGGAACTTCAAGAGGAGTTCAACAGAACTGCGGCTGGCATCAAGGAACTAGAAGCCATCAGAGCAGCTGCTCTTGATGAGGCAACTAAATACATAGAGAAGATGCAAGAAGAAGCTGACAGGCTTCAGGAAATCTTCCTAGAGGCTCAGCAAGCTGCTGAAGACTTCAAGCGTGAGATGCAAGAAATCTCCCGTGTCTCTATCCTGCCAACCATCGCAGAAGAACTCGGTCAGTTCGAAGCTGCTGTAGTCGGATCCTTTGAGGCTATTCAGAACAAGCTGTCTGAAGGCCTAATTGACGGCAGAATCCTTGAGCAAGACTTTAGGGAGCTGTCAGCCTATGCAAAGGTCGAGGAAGACGCTCTAAGGGCCATCTCAGCTCAGCGTGATGACCTAGCTAACCGCAAGTCGCTCAGCGAAGCTCTAATCGCAGAATACCGTGGAGCACTTACCTCTGCCCTACAGATTACAAACCTACTTGACAAGATTGAATCTAAGGCTTCTGAGCGTACGGTCAAGGAGGTCAAAGAAGGCACAATGATCGTAGGCAAGTCCCTACGAGAGCTGTCCTTTACCCTGACCCGTGAATACACCGAAGTCATTGAAGCCGTATCAGATCGCTCACAAGGACTTGTAGACAACTTCCGCAACATGGCCGACAAGGCCCGCACCTTCGGTGAGAACCTACGCAGACTGCGTGACCTTGGACTAGACCCACAACTATTCAGTCAGCTTGTCCAGGCAGGTGTAGAAGCCGGAGGCGAGACTGCTCAGGCGCTAGTTGACGGTGGCGCTGGCACGATCAACGAAATCAACAGCCTATTCCAAGAGATTGACGCTCTCGGTGCAGAGCTCGGTGAAGAAGTTGCTGCCTCGCTCTACGGAGCTGGCGTTGACATGGGTGACGGCCTCTTGGCTGGTATCGCATCACGCCAAGCTGAACTAGAGACTCTTGCTAGAGAGATGGCTAACGCCTTCAACACTAACTTCAACGCTTCGGTATCGGTAGCCGTCAATAAGCCCGTACAACAGGCTCAGGCGGCTGCTGAGGCTGCTCAGGCAGCTGTGCCAGATGTCGCACAAATCAACCTAGATGCTTTGGCTGAGGTCAACAGGTTACTCAAGGGCGCATCTGACGCTCTAAATGTTGTCAAGGGCGAGACAGTCCGTGCTGGTATTCAGTTGAAGTCAGGTGTCCTAGAAGCCCTCAAGCAAGACATTCTTTCCGGTGCTGTTGTAGACATTGGTGGCATTGAGTCGGGCTTGTCATCACAAGAACTCATCGCTCGTGCGTCACAGCTTTCACCTACCGTGAACAACACCTACAATGTGACTGTGAACGCTGATTCTAGGGTTGGTGGCGTAAAGGCTGGAGAGTCCTTCGTAGCAGCAATCAACACATTTGAAGACGCTAACGGTAACTCAAACATCTATCTAAGGTAATCATGGCCCTACCAATACAAAAAGTAGAGCTGGGTTTCGACCTAAGCTTCTCTGGCTCGGCAAACCTGTTTACCTTGAACGATGCAACCAAAGGTCAGCTTGACGGTGCGTTCGGTCTAGGTGGCTTGCAGTTCATTGATGTGACAGAGAGAGTCAGAACCTACTCAATCAACCGTGGTAGAAGAAACGACTTTGCCGCTTACCCTGCGGGACAGGCTGTTGTAGAGCTCAACAATCACGACAGAGCCTTTGACCCGCTTTACGCAGAGTCTCCATACGCCGGAAACATCATTCCTCGCAGGCAGATAAGAATAAGCTCAGGAGATACAGTCCAGTTTGTAGGCTGGATCAACGACTGGAACTTAGACTACTTAGTCAACGGCGACTCGGTAGTCACTGCTGTGGCGATTGACGCAACATCTATCTTTGCCAAGCAGACTATTACAGGCTTCACTCCTGATTCTGAGCTGACTGGTGCGAGAATCAACCGCATCCTTGACCTAGCAGATGTCGGCTGGTCGGCTGAGTTCCGTGACATTGACGCAGGGCAACAGCTTCTTGGAAATCAGGCGATTGAAGACAACACAAATGCGTTGCAGTATTTACAAACAGTAGGGCAGTCCGAGCCAGGTTCGCTGTTTATTGACAAGACCGGAAACATTACCTTCCGTGATCGCAGTAACTTCCCTACCTCAGAGACAACAACCTACCTAGGCGGGACAGGAATCCCGTTCCAGAACATTGCGGTCGTGTACGGCGCTGAGAACCTCTACAACGAGATTCAGGTATCAAGACTCTCTGGAGGCACTGCAATCGCCTCAGACCTAGCTTCACAGGCTGATTACGGTATAAAGAACCTGACTATCTCTGACCTACTCATGGCGACAGACGAGCAGGCCCTAGAACTTGCTCTTGTGTACGCACAACGCTACTCACAGCCTGAGTATCACTTTGATTCGGTCGAAGTCAATGTCCTGAAACTGACACCTGCTCAGCAGGAGGAAATCCTCGGCCTTGACATCGGATCTATCGCCCGCATCGAGTTCACGCCTAACGGCATCGGCGAACCTATCGTTAGGTTTACCGAAGTCATCAGCATCAACTCACAAGTAAACCCCCAAACACACTATGTAACGCTCGGCTTCCAGGCACTAGATTTCACCGCACTCATCCTTGATGATGCAGTCTTTGGTAGACTGGACACAGGCGTTTTGAGCTACTAAGGAAATCATGGCAGGTCTAGGTAGAAAAGTCTTCACAGCAGGTGAAGTTCTAACAGCAGCGAATGTCCAGGGCTACCTGATGGATCAAACCGTCATGGTCTTTGACGATGCGGCAGCTAGAACAGCAGCAGTCGGCACTCCTAGCCAGGGCATGCTCTCATACCTAAAGGACACCGGACAGGTCGAGGCATACGGAACCGCTTGGGCAGGAATTGACACCACGGTGTCCTCCCTACCTGGATCGGCAATTACTTACACAGTTACCGCATCTACCGCAACCGCCTACACCATTGCGTCAAGTGACCAAGGATCCGTGCTCCAATTCACCGCATCAACCGCAGTCGTAACAGTCGGCACTGCAACAGCCTTCACCGCAGGTCAAAGGGTAGACATCCTTGCAGACTCAACAGACTTCACCCTTAGCGCAGGAACAGGCGTGACCTTCTCAGGTGCAGGAACAGCAGGGACAGCGTTGTCATTCAATGTAGGCGCTCAGTATGAGGCTTTGACTGTGATCGGTTTAGGTTCTGACGCTTACCGCATTATCGGTAACATTTCGGCGGTCTAAATGTTGCTGTTAGGAGTGCTACAGGCACAGGCAGCAGGACAGGTAGCAGCAGGAAGCTTTGACCTACTTGAAACTCAGGTATTAGCATCATCAGCAGCGAGTGTGACTTTTTCTTCTCTTTCTACTTATGCTGCTGACTATCAGCACTTGCAGATTCGTTTTGCAGCAAGAAGCACACGCTCAGGAAACGCAGATGACCCACTAAACCTGCAATTCAACACAATCACAAGCGGTTATTTCAATCATCAACTATCAGGTGACGGTAGTTCGGTAACTTCTGGCGCTGGGACTTCTTTGTCGGGCATCCGAGTTGGAAGATTGACCGCTGCTAGTTCAACTGCAAGTGCGTTTGGTGCAGGTGTAATAGATGTCCTTGACCCGTTTGAGACAACAAAAAACACAACCTTCAGAAGTTTGTCGGGCAGCACTAGCGCCAACTTTATTTCGCTGTTTAGCGGCTCTCACGCTACAACTGCTGCGCTTACTGAAATCAAGCTGCTATCGGGAACTGCAAACAGTCTTGTAACAGGCTCTCGTTTCAGTATTTATGGATGGAAGGCGGCATAACATGGCTACTCCTACCTATGTGCCTTTGGCAACTGTGACACTCGCTTCAACAGATAGTGAGATTGTCTTTTCCTCTTTGCCTGCTGGGTATCGGGATTTGATTTTGGTGGCTAATTGCGTTGGGGCTGCTGATGAAAACATGACCCCGAAATTCAACGGCTCAAGCTCTGACTTTTCTTGGGTGCAAATGACCACTGGGCCAGCTTCGAGCAGCGGAACGA